GCGGGCCGATCATCACCGTGCTGATCGGCCCGCCCGCCGGCGGGAAGTCCACCTACGTTCGCGAGCACGCCGGCCCGCTCGACGTCGCGATCGACCTGGACGAGATTGCTCGAGCCCTCATGCCGATCAAGCCCGAGCAGACTCACGTGTACCCGCAGCACGTTCGGCACGTGGCGATCGGCGCACGCTCGGCAGCAATCCAGCGTGCACGCCGGCTCCAGGTCCCGTGCGGCGTGTGGATCATCCACAGCATGCCCTCGGCAGATGACCTGGCTGAGTACCGGGCGCTGCACTACCGGGTGCGCACCATCGACCCAGGCCGTGAGGTCGTGGAGCAGCGAGCCCTAGCCGAGCGGCCCGAGGTCATGCGTCAGCACGTCGCTACCTGGTACGACATCGTGGCCCCAGCCCTGGCGGCAGCCGCACCACGTGCACGGCAGCCCGAGCCCGAGGCCGCGCCCGATGCACCCGCCACTGTGGCCACAGCGCAGCGCACACAGCCCGTCGATGGTGGGTGGTGGTGATGACCTGCTACATCAGGGCTGACGACGTTCGCTCCACCGATGCTGACGACTACGTGCTCGTAGCAACGCTCGTGCAGGACACCCGCGGTGCCGAAGCGGCCGAGCACCGCTTGTGGGGATCATTCGCCGCACATGATCGGGCCATGACGGGTAACGACACGCCGCGATTCGTCGTCGCCGGCGTGATCCGTTTTTCTGACGCCGGCGGAAACGACACCCAGCGTTCCCACCGTCAATCTCTCCCCCAACCCGACCAGGAAAGAAAAAATCGGAGCGCCGACAATGCCTGAATCGACCCCCGATATGCTCTCGGCTTTGGACATAGCGCCTGAGTATTACGGCGAATCGTCCGAGGAATCGGCGGTTCGCAAAGCACTCGCCGAGATTGCCGAGAAAAACCCGCTGGTCGGGTCCCGGATCGCCCTGGCTCGCATGTGCCTGTCGCTCGCGAAGAACATCGCCAAGGGAAACGAGAAGGGTCGCGCCGTCGCCAACGAGGTCGCGACGCTCTCGCAGCTAATGGAACAGCTGGACCCGCCCGTGGTCGACGCCGACACGTCCGACCTGCCACCCGAACTACGAAAGATTGCTGATGCCCTCGCAACCGCCCCCCGCCCTGGTGGCCCCTCGGCAGATAACGCCCAGGAACTATGACCGAGCTACCTACGGAGCACACGCCGCGGCCGTAGGTGCTGCCATGGGGAAACCCTTCATCCCGTGGCAGCGCATCGGAGCGGACGTCGCCCTCGAAGTCGACTCATTCGGCCGGTTCGTCTATTCGGACGTCGTGGTGACCGTTCAGCGTCAGTGCGGAAAAACGACACTCGACCTCGGCACCAGCGTTCAGAATGCGCTGATGGGTCGGAATAGGCGCGCCTGGTACACGGCGCAGTCCGGGCAGCACGCCACCGACAAGTGGCGCGAAATGGTCGAGGATGATTGGGCGCAATCGGCGATATCCCCGCTCGCGAAAAAGCCTCGCCTCTCGAATGGGTCGGAAGCGCTGAAGTTCTACAACGGGTCGACGTTCCGACCGCACCCGCCGACCGTCGATTCCCTGCACTCGAAGCAGGTCGACCGGGCCTCGATTGACGAGGCGTGGGCGTTCTCGCAGACCGACGGGCAAGCGCTCGTGCAGGCGATCGCCGGCGCCGCCGGCTCCCGGTCCATGGTCACCGGCCAGCGCCCGCAGGTCTGGATCGAATCGACCGAGGGGACCGTCGACTCCACGTTCCTGAACGCCGTCCTGGAGCGGGCTCGCGCCGGCGACCCGACGGTGTGCCTGATCGACTACGGCATCGGTCCCGACGTCGACCCGACCGACCTCGAAGCCGTCGCCGCCGCGCACCCGGGCTACGGGTACCTGTTCGACATGCAGACCCTTATTGACAACCTTCAGCGCCTCGGCCCGGGCGAGTTCGCGCGCGCCTACGGCAACCGCCGCACTGGTGCGACCGAGCGGACGATCCCGCTCGACGCGTGGAAGCGCGCCGCGTGGACGGACGACACGAAGCCCGAGGGGCCGATCGCGTTCGGCGCCGCGGTCGGCGTCGACAACGTGGACGCGACGATCGTCGCCGCGGTCCGCGTCGCCGGCGACATCATCGTGACCGTCGTCCCGAACGGGCACGCCCCGGGCTCCGACTGGGTGCTCCCGAGGCTCCAGCAGCTGTGTGACGAGTTCGACGCGCCGGCCGCGATCGACCGTGTAGGGCCGTCGGGCGCGCTGTTCGACGCGGCCGAGCGGGCAAAGCTCGACCTGGTGCCGCTGACGTCCTCGGCCGTCACCGCCGCCGCGTCGAACGTGCTCGCGTGGATCACGAACGAGCCGGCGCCGAAGTTCCGGTACCGGCCGCACGCCGCGCTCGACGGCGCCGCCGAGCTTGCCACCCGCCGGTGGATCGGTGACGGCGCATGGACGTGGGGCCGGCGCGCCTCGGTCGGCTCGATCAGCGCACTTGAAGCGAGCACCCTCGCCGCGTGGGCGGTCGACCACCTGCCCGAGAAGATCGGGCTCCAGCTGTTCTGAAACGACCCGTAGCGACCTGAAACGACCGCTACCGACCGCAGAAGTTGTCGCATGGCAGGAACCCCCTGGAGGGTTCCTGCCATGTCGTCGTTCTGGTCTCGCACCGCAGCCCTGCTCCGTGCCGGCGCACCCGTCGAGACCGCCGGCAACGCCGAGTCCACCAGCAACATGTCGCCCCGGCTCCAGCCGCCGCGCCGCGACGCTGCCGGCGTCAGCCCGGAACGCGCGCTGACGCTCTCGACCGTGTTCCGCGCCGTGCAGATTCACGCGACCGCCGTCTCCCAGCTGCCGCTCGTAGTCGAGCGCGGCGGGCAGCGCCTGGCCGACACCCCGCTCCAGGTGCAGCGGCCCTCGCTCGCAATGTCCCGGTCCCGGTTCCTCGAAGAGTGCACCACGTGCATGTACCTCGACGGGAACGCCTTCCTGCGGATCATCCGCCTGAACGGCGAGTGGATCGACACCGAAGTGCTCGACCCCCGCTCGGTCCAGCCGACCATCGACCCGAACACCGGCCGGAAGACGTTCGCCTACAAGGGCCGCAACGACTGGACCACGGACGATATCAAGCACCTGAAGTTCATGAGCATCCCCGGCATGGCGCGAGGCATCGGCCCCGTCACCGCCGCCCGCGTCGAGATTGCCGGCGCGATCGACGCTCGCGACTACGGCTCCGGCTGGTTCACCGAGGGCAGCATGCCGAACGGCATCCTCCAGACCGATCAGCCGCTCAACCGCGACGAAGCCGAGATGCTGAAGAGCGTCTGGAAGGGCCTGGACGAGAACGGCGACCGGCGCGACGACTACGAACCCCACGACGTCAAGGTGCTCGGCAAGGGGCTGTCCTACGTGCCGTTGCTGCTCAAGCCGGCCGACGTGCAGTTCCTCGAATCGCAGCAGTTCTCCACCACGCAGATCGCCCGCCTGATGGGCGTGCCCTCGTCGCTGTTCCTCGCCGCCGTCCAGGGCGGCTCGCAGACGTACTCGAACGTCGAGCAGGACTGGATCGCCTACGTCCGGTTCTCGCTCATGAACGTTCTGCGCGAGATCGAGGAAGCCCTCACGGAAGTCACCGTCCGCGGGCAGACCGTCCGCTTCAACATCGACGTGCTGCTCCGCACCGACACGAAGACCCGCTACGAGGCGCACAACCTCGCGATCACCGGGAAGTGGAAGTTGCCCGAGGAAGTGCGCGCGGACGAGGGCCTGCCGCCGCTCACTGCCGAGCAGCGCGAGCAGCTGAAGTCCGCACCCGCCCCCGCCGCACCCGCCGCCACCCCGACCCCGAAGGACGCCTGATGGACCACGCCGAGCCCCGCATGCATCACCGCGACGCGGCCCCCGAGCCCCAGCTGCACGTCCGCGAGCTGCACGTCCGCGAAGTCGACACCGAGGCCCGCACGTTCACCGGGATCGCCGTCCCGTACGACCAGCAGGTGCCGATCAACGACTGGTTTGGCACCTACAACGAGACCTTCGCCCGCGGCTCCGTGCAGGACTCCGACGACGCCCGCCTGTTCTGGCGCCACTCCGACCCCATCGGCCGCATCATCTCGAACCGCGAGACGGACGCCGGCTGGGAGGTCACCGCCCGAATTTCCGAGACCCCGCTCGGCGACGAGGCCTACACGCTGCTCCGCGACGGCGTGGTCACGTCCATGTCGGTCGGCTTCCGATCCGTCAGCTACGAGGTGGACGACGAAACGGGCGACATCACCCGCACCGCCGTCAACGTCCGCGAGGTGTCCCTCGTGCCCATCCCGGCGTACGACGGCGCGATCGTCACCGACGTCCGTCACCGCAACCCCAACCCCGCACCGACCCCCCAAGGAGACCCAGTGGACCCCGAAGAGTTCCAGCGCATGCTCGACGCCGCCCTCACGCAGGAGCGCGCCGAGAACAGCCGCCAGTTCGACGCCCTCACCGCACGACTCGGATCCGGCTTCGGAGCCGCCGCAACGCCCGTCGACACCCGCAGCGCCGGCCAGGTCCTCCAGGCCCTCGTCCGTGGCGACGAGGAGACCGTGCGGTCCTACGAGGGACTGCTCGAACGGGCCTACGCCGGCGGCGTCCTCGCCGACGACGGCACGGTCACCCCCCAGTGGGTCGGCGACCTGACCCGCCTGATCGAGGACAACTCGATCCTGTCCGGCTTGTTCTCCACCGGCACCCTGCCGGCGACCGGGACCACGATCGAGTTCGGCGAGCTCGACACGAACACGGTCAAGGTCGACGTGCAGGCGAACGAGGGCGACGACCTCGTGTACGGCAACGTCAAGGTGCGGACCCGCAACGCGAAGGTCCAGACGGTCGGTGGGTACACCGAGCTGTCCCGCCAGGAGATCGAGCGGTCCAGCGTGAACATGCTCGACACCCACCTCCGCGCCCTCGCGATCGCTGCCGGCCGCAACAAGAACGTGGCCCTGCGCGCGTTCGTCGCCGCCCTCCGCGCCAAGCGTGTCGCGGCCGATAAGGTCAACGCCCGCACCACCGTCACGATCGCCGACCAGACGAAGTACACCGGATGGGTTGGCGGCATCATCGACGCCGCCGGCCTCTACGAGGACCAGGGGCTCTCGCTCGACGTCATGCTCGTCGACAAGGCCACGTTCAAGGGCCTGGCGAACATGACCGACACCACCGGCCGGCCGCTCATGACCGTCTCCGGCACCGGCGTCAACGCCGTCGGCTCGATCGCGCCCGAGGCGCTGGGCGGCAACCTCGCCGGCGTCACGGTCCGCGTCGACCCGAAGCAGGCCGACGCCACCCCGCAGTTCGTCAACAAGCTCGCGATCCGCGCGTACAACAGCCCCCTGGCGTCGCTCACGGACTCGAACATCGTCAACCTGACCAACCAGTACTCGGTGTACTACTACACGGCCCTGGCCGACGAGGTGCCCGGCGCGCTGATCCCCGTCGTCAAGGCCGACCCGGCCGCCGCCAACTGACGATGGCCGACGCCGATCACGTCACCCTCGCCGAGTACGTCGGTGCGGCCGGTGACGCCGCTCTGAAGCTCGTCAAGGACTCCGAAGAGGAAGCCGCGGCGATGGTCGACAAGCGGATCGGGACGACCGCCTACGCGGCCGTTCCGCCGCCGGTCCGCCGGCGGGCGGTCCTGGAGGTCGGCGCGGACCTGTACTGGCGGAAGGCGTCCCGCAACGGCGTCGTCGGGTTCGAGTCCCAGGACGTGCAGCCCATGCGGCTCGCACGGGACCCGATGAGCACGGCGACGTCGATCCTCGCCCCGTGGCTGGTGGGGCTCGCATGAGCCCCACCGCCCCGCGGGTCGAGCGGGCTCAGCAGATCGCGGACATGATCCGCGCCGCGCTCCCCGCCGACCTCGCCGGCGTCGTCGTGACGTTCAACGGCACCGAGGTCCCCCAGGGGGCACCGGACGGCGCCGTGATCGTCCTCCCGCCCCGCCTCGCGTTCCCGACCTATCACCAGGTCGAGACCACCTGGGAGGTCTGTGTCACCGCCGGCCCCACTGACAACCACATCGTGTCCTGGTCCCGGGTCGACGCGATCATCGCCGCGATCGCCCCGTCGCTCGACTTCACCGACGCCGAGCCGACGAGCTTCCAGCCGACCGCCGGCCCCACCCTTCCCGCCTACGTCCTCACCTACACCGACCCTGAATAGGAGCCACCCCCATGGCACCCAAGTCCCACGTGCTCGGCCCGGGCTCGCTGAAGCTCGGCGAGACCGCCAGCCAGCGCGAGACCGCCCAGCAGCTGACGAAGTTCAGCCTCGAACCCTCGACCGACTTCGAGGACGACATCCCCGTCCTGTCCGGCGAGACCGTCGCCGGCGACGCCTCGACCGCATGGGCGCTGAAGGGCACCGCCAACCAGGACTTCGACCGCGACTCGTTCGAGCTGTGGTGTTACCTCCACCGGCTCCAGGACCTGCCGTTCCTGTTCACCCCGTCGAGCGAGCACGACGTGTCCTGGTCGGGCGTCTGCACGATCGTCCCGCTGACCGCCGGCGGCGACGTCAAGAAGAAGAACACGTCCGACTTCGAGTTCCGCGTGATCGGCGAGCCGATCCCGGTCGACGCTGACGGCGCCCCGCTCGTCCTCGTCTGATGATCGAGACCGTCGTCCAGGTCGACGGGGCCCGCAAGCTCCGCTCGGCGCTGAAGCAAGCCGGCGACGACCTCTCGGACCTGAAGGACGCGCACAAGCGCGCCGCCACCATCGCAGCGCACGCCTCGGCCGCGCTCGCCCCGTCCCGCACGGGCCGGCTCCGCGCCACGATCCGCGCGTCCGGCACCAAAACGGCCGCCGTGATCCGCGCCGGCACGTCCCGCGTCCCGTACGTGGCCCCGATCCACTGGGGCTGGTCGCGACGTCACATCAAAGCTCAGCCGTTCCTGTCGAACGGCGCCCGCGACTCCGAGGGTCGCTGGCTGCCGGTCTACGAGAACTACGTCCAAAGCACCATCGACACCATCCAAGGAGCATGACCCGTGTCCAACGCAACTCTCACCATCACCCAGCACGACGGCCAGACGGTCGACGTCACCCCGAACATCGGCGACACGCTCGCGTTCGAGTCGACCCTGCGGAAGAACAAGTCGTGGGGCGGGCTCACCGACAACGCCATGCGGATGATGTTCTTCCGCGCCTGGAGCGCCGCGAAGCGCGAGGGGAAGACCACCCAGACCTGGGACGAGTTCTCGTCCGGTGAGCACGCCGTGACGGACGTGTCGTTCAAGAAGGCCGACGAGGTCGAGGCCGACCCCGAGGCCGCGGCGGTGGAGGGCCTGGGGGAATCCATCCCCGGGGGTCAGCACACCGACTACTAGTCGCGCTCGCCCTCGAAACCGGCATCCCCGCCTCGGTCTGGCGACACGAGGACCCCGACGACATCGC